ACCCTTGTTGGCATCGACATAGCCTTTGGTGGCTGCGTCATTGGTCGCAACGGGGAGGGCGAGGTTGTGGATGCTTCGGCCAAACATATCCAAGTCGATCAGGACAGGATTCGGCCAGCCGGATGCACCCTTGCCACCGCCGCCGCCAGAACCACCACCACCGGCCATGTGCTTGAAGTATTCTTGGCTCAGGCTGTTTGAACCAGCCTTGATGCAGACGTAGGCTTCACGGCCTGACGTAACCACATCGCCAACCACATAGGTTTCACGCCAGTCGTACTGGCCACGGTAGAACCGCAACGGCCACCGGCCATCGTTGGCCAGGTCCATCTCAGCGTCCCAGACGCTCATCTCGCGGCGAACCATCGAGGGGACGGCATCTTCAACCAGCTCAATCAGCCCGGCAATCGGGGTGTCAATCACGTCACCGTTGGACAGCACCATGTTGAGGTAGTCCTTGGTGATCTCCAAGGCAATAGGCGCGGGACCGGCTGGGCCTTCCTTACCTTCACTGCCCGTGTCGCCCTTCTCGCCAGTCTTACCGATGTTGCCCTTCTCGCCACGCATTGCGGCAAGGCGGTGACGGTCACCATCGTGAAACCACAGAGCGCCATCCTTGACAGTAATGTCGCCCGGAAAATAAATGCTGTCCTCGGACTGCACGCCACAGAATCGCAAGCCACGACGCACCACCATCCAGTCAGGATTGATGGGGGATGGCTCGGCGGCGGTATCACGCAGGGCTTGGTACTCATATCCGATGTCGCCAGAAACCCGTGCGCCCTCGCGGTACACACCATCCGACCATTGCTTGACCACAGTGGCATCGGCGGCCTGCTCAATCACCAGCCGAGCCAGGCTGGCGGTCTTGGCAATCTCACCACGTAGGTCCTCAAGCTGCTTGCCGACGATTTCCAGCGTGGCATTGTTCGCATCGTCTAACTCTTCGGCCTTGGCGTTCAATGCTTCCTGAAGGCTGTTGATGCCGTCCTCGAAGCTCTTGGCCATAGCGTCCAGGTCGGCGGCGCTGATGTCCGGGGCTTGCTGGCTTTCCTGTATCGCCTTTATCTGATCGGCGATGCCAGTAATCCTAGATAGGAGGTCAGCCCGTTCAGACTTAAGGACTTCACCTACGGCAACAATCAGCTCTTTATTCTGCATGGGAGTCTTCCATTATTTTCTTAAGCATAAAAACCGCATAGTCCTTGCTCATTTCCTCATCAGCCGCATCCGGCTCTTCTGCCGCCTGGGCTGCTTGCGCCGGGCTTTCACCCTCGGCAGACGGTGCGCTCGGTGCGCTCGGTGCCGATTGTGGCATGGCAACCTGAGACAAGGGAACGGCTTGGGCCTGCATCCTCGGCTCGTCGCCATACTCGACAGACGGCAGACCAAGCTGGGCACGCGCCTCATTGGGCGACATCACGCCATGCTGGGCGGCTTGGGTCAGGGACTGAATCTTCGAGGCGAAGTCACTGCGGGCAAGGTTGTCGAGGTCGAAACGAATCTCCTCGTCAGCCGGTAACTCAAACAGACGCTCAAGGGATCGCTCACAATGCTCGGCCACAAACATCAAGCCCGTCGCACGCCATTGGTTGATAAGCGCCTCAGTATAGGTTGCCGTGCCCATGTTATCGACGCCCAACATCTGCGGTGGGATACGGAACACGCGGGCAATATCCAAGACGGACATCTGGTAGGTGCTTAGGATCTGCGCGTCATTAGCGGAAATGCTCATCGGCACCCATCTCATGCCCGCGCCGAGGATAGGCACGTTGCCCTGGCTCATCTTCTCGGACTGCTCGGCCCAACGCTGGCGAAGCTCTTGGGACTGCGATTGCGTCAGCACCACGTCGGTGGTCAACACGCCGGAGGGGCGGGACATATTCTTCAGGAATGTGGCCGAGCTGGCTTGGATGGTCGTGCCAATCTGTGCGCTCAAGGCCGCATTGGTAATCGGGGAATCGCCGTGCAACAAGCTCCGACAGGTGTACAGCTTGACGTGTAGGATGTCGCGCGACGGGACAAGGCTCTCAGCGTCGAAGTTCCATGTCGCTCCCCACTCGCCACGCACGTCATAGTACAGTTCGCCATCAGGAGACATCAGACCACGGCGGGCCTTGGCGTGTAGCGGGTGAAGCTCGACAACTTCGGTGCGGCTGTTGCGCTTGGCATACGCATAGGCGTTGCCTTCATAAAGCAGACTGCTGATTATCGCCAGCACAAAGTCGCTTTGGGTCTGGTACACGTTAGGGTAGCGAAGGCATCGGGCAACGGCAGTATTGTCTAAAACCTCAATCTCGCCGCTTTTGTGCTTCTTGACGTGTTGCATACCCACAGCCGACAAGGCCCAAGCGTATGCGGTAACGCAAGCGGCGAAGGTGGTGTTGCGACCATGGCCGTGCGCGTGCAAGTTGCGCTGCCAGCCGGTTCCGTCTAACGAGTCGGCAAGGAACACCGAACCCTGCTCACCGTAGCCCCATGCGTCGCGGTATGAGCCTTCAGGGCCACCACCGTTGCGAAACAAGGATTTTACCTTGCCAAAAATGTCCATCATTCACCTTCAGGGATAGATGCAGGCTTCTTCTTCTTTACTTCGGGCTTACTCTGCTGCACCGACTTCTTCTCAGCGGGAGCGGCAAGCTCTCTATACAATTCAACGCCAAGATGCTCGATGGAACCATCGGCAAGTCGGCGCTGGACTTCTTCATAGGGGATGTTCGTTACTTTTGCAAAACCGTTTTCGAGCAAGCCGATAAGCGCTGGCATATCTTACTCCATTGTTTGAGGTGCCGGATTGCCCGGCACCTCAATGTTACAATTTACCAAGTCAGCGTGGAAGTGGCGAACACGGAACCCGGACGCAGGACACCCCACGAAACCGGCTGAACCATGCGAACGCCAACTTGCCAGGTCTGCCACAGCGACTGAGCCACGAAGCCGGTGGTCGAAGCACCAGCCGATCCGTTGGTGTGAATACCACCGGAGCGCGGAACTTGACCAGCAGCGCCCAGAGCGCCACCACCAGCCAGCGTACCGCCAGCACCAGCCATCGTCGGCGCGGTGCCATCGGCGTTCGCCATAACGATAGAGGCCTGTTCGCTGACATCAAACTCCGGAGAGTCAATGGCAAGGACCAGGTTGGCAGCGTCCACCAGAATCGCGGTGTTGGCCGGAACATTGGCCGAGCTGATGACGTCGATGCCGAGCAAACGACCAGCCGACAGTTCGTCGCGGTAGATGGTTTCGCCCAGCGGGCTGGTCATCATCGAGATCGACAGACGGTTGACGTTGTTCAGCAGCAGGACCGGACGGGCACCAGTGTTGGCTGCCAGCATGGCCGAAACGAGCGCCTTGATGTCAGCAATCACAGCGGCCTGGCCACCACCGGCAGTACCGGTTCCAGCGGTCACGCCGTTCAGCAGACCAGCCGGACGGATGCCAGCAGCCATCGCGGCATTCGACAGGAACGCATCGTCGAGAACCTGGGCACGACGCTCGTCGAGGGCTTGACGGATACGGGTCATCGGCACAATGGCAGCGACCTTGTAGCGGTTGATGGTTGCCGAACCGAAGCTGAAGCCGGTCACCGGAATGGCACCGCGTTCACCAACCCAAGCCGGTTCTTTCTGCTCGGCGGCGTCAGAATTGCGACGCGGGACAACGATGGACGAACGGCCTTCAAAGTTCAGGGTGGTGGCACGGGACGAAAGGGCAGCCAGAACCGAGTTGTTGATCAGCGGTTGCAGAATACCGGCCTGTGCGGCTTGGCCCATCAACTCTTGTGCCCAGCCAGCGGTGAAGCTGTTGGCCGGTGCGACAGTGTTCTTGTTGACGATGCCAAGAACGCTTTTGAAGACTTCCGATTGTTCCGGGTAATACTTCTCGGTGGCTTCTTCTTCGCTCATGCGGTTCATGAAGGCCATCGTCTTGATGGTGGCCACACGGGTGTAGACATCAGCCGGGTCAACTTTGGCTTTGCTGGAATGCACAACAGCCGGAGCGTTGACGGCAGCCTTATGAGCCATGGCGGTCTCAGCACGCTTCAGCGAGTCGATGGACTTCTGGGCGACTTCGACTTCAGCCGAGGTGGCGTCCACTTGGGTCAGCAGGGAGTCATCGTTGGGGGTGGTATCAAGTTGCTTGATCAGGTTGTCAAGCTGGTCCTTTTTCAGGACCAACGCCTTCTCGGCGGTTTGGATGCGGTCGGACAAGGTAGTCATGAGTGGTTCCTTAGTGTGCGATTGGCTGAGATTACGGCTAGGGCAGCGCGATTACGGGTAGCCTGGTAGCGGTCACTCTTGACCTCGGCTTGTGCATCTTCACCATCGACATTGCCTAACTCGGCATCGCTGGTGAAAAATAGTTTCATTTCCTGGTCGGTAATGCCCATCGACTTAGCGACCATGACGGCACGTGGATGGGCTGGCACGCTGACCAGCGAGACTTCAAGAAGCTCGGCTTCGAGGTACTTCATGCCACGAGGTTTGATTGGCTCTGCCTTCAGGGGCTTGAAGCCAACGCTGACGGCACGAAGGATGCCCTGTTCGATCAGGCCACGGGCCAGATCGGCCATACGGGAGGTGCCCTTAGCAGCCAGTTGAAGGTCACCCAGCAGCGCGTCACCTTGGACGCGGAGGTTCTTCCATATGCCAACCGGAAGGTCCGATTGCTGATGACTGAGAAGGGCAACGGGGTTTTGCAGGAAGTTTTCCAAGTGCCAGCCACGCTGGACTACCACGTCATTCACGCGGTCGGGGGTTTCTGCGGACAGGACAAACGTGGTCGTGTCGAGAACGCGACCAGCAGATGCTTTTTTTACGACTGTTTCCAACATAACACATTATCCCAAAAATGCAACAATAACATTTATTGTGCCACGTGGAACACTATCTATATGGTGTGCCAAAAATGGAACAATAAAAAACCCCGCCGAAGCGGGGGTGATTTGAGGATAGATGCTGGGATGGATTGAGATTACTCGCCCCGAAGCTGGGCTTCAAGCACCTGGCGGTGCAGGCGGGTGGTGCGCCCTTCGATGGCAAAGGCCATGATTAGGCAGACCAGCCAGCCGATGACGGTCCAACCGACCAAAAGGGTCAGGAGGAACAGACCCCCGGAGTTGGCGCCGCGCATCTCGGCAATGATGGGCGGGAGGAAATAGCCGAACAGGCAGGCGAGGAAAACGAGGATGGCGATGGCTTCCATGATTATGCTCCTTGGGTTGGGTTGGCTTTCTGGGCTTTCTTGGCTTTCTGGCGCAGCTTGTACAGCAGAACCTTGACCTGCTCGACTTCATCAGCCGTCATGTACATATTCCGTTGAATCAAGCCACGGGCTTTCATACGCTCGCGGAAGGCGATGGATCGTTCAGTTACTGTCTTTGCCATTTTGATACTCCTTGTGGTAGGTCGGCGTGATTGCCTTCCATGTGAGTAGTATCTAGCATCGTTGCTACCAAGTCAATAG